CTTTAGCCAAATCCCTTGGGTGTAGGTCTTATCATAATCCCCAGGCCTTGCCTCCATAAACTTATCCCAAAATACTTCAAATGGGATTTCTGATACTTCGTCTAGCGCTTCAATCATTTCTTTAAGTGTTTATAAATCGTGGTTCTACTAACATTCAATAACTCTGCTAACTCAGATCGGTTAAAATCAGGGATGGTCTTATGAATCATTTCGATTTTCTTTTCTATGGACTCATTTTTCATAGACCTGATAATTTCACTAAGCTCGTTAGACTCTAAGCTACTGACCTTAATTTTCTTAGACATAGCAATGAAGTAATTACTCAACTTCTCCGCCTTCAGCAATGAATCCATAGTAATAAAGTCAAAGTTCTTGCCTGTCTCAAAAGAAGTCAAGGTATTAATAAGCAGAGCAAATCTAGGCACATAAGCCTTCTGCTTACTCAACATCGACTTTACATATTCAGATATGTCATCAGAGTTCTGCAAGTCTGTGATGTTGTTAAATATCCTCTCCCACTCAATGTCTGCTAGGCTATCAAATCGAATGATTCGACTTTCAATTTCACCAAACTTATTGTACTGCAAGACCTGAGTCCGAACTAGGTTATAGAACTGACTAATATAAGCCTCATACCAATCTAAGATTTCTTGGTCTATGGAGTTCTTGTTGTAATGCTCAATCTCCTTGTCAGGGTAGCTAACAAGCAATCGGTCTAGGAATCCATTGTCTTTGTTTTCCATGGTGGATATCTGCGAAAATATACCAGGCTGTATGCCACCAAGCACAGGAATCAATGGGCTCTGCACAAAGCTACTCTTAGCAGTCTTTCTTGTCAGAATCGCTGCTTGGTTAGACCAGCAGGACAGCCAAAACTCGAGATCGGAACCAGGCTTATACTTGTTCATGTCCTTAATCCATCCGTTTAGCTCATCTTTAAATACCGCAATGCCTACCTGGTTTTCCTCGTGCAAATCCGCTAAGGCTTCTACCGTGATGTCATTTACTATCAACTGCTTTCTTACAGGCTCCTTGACTTCCTCCACATCCTTCTTCTCCTTAGCAGTCAATCGCTCGTACTCCTTGTACTTCTTGTACTCGTTCTGGTAATGCTTAATTTCAAAGCTATTCTTCTTAGCTATCGGAAAGATAATTGCGTTTATACTAGGGGTCTTGCCGAGACCCGCCTTGCCTATCAATCCAATCCAGATGTTGCAAGACTCTCTCCATCCTGTTTTTACCTCCACCTTGCAAGCGTTACCAATGCAGAGCGACAGAAGCCAAAGTAAGCTACACCCCATATAATCAATAGAATGATTTAGTGTTTTCTGATTTAACAGAATATAACTCTGTATTGACTCAGGAAACACATCAATCGGAAATATCAAATCCTCCTGGGGTATTTCAATTTTCTCTATCTCTACTTTGCGGATTTTACGCTCTCCATAGCCTTCCTTATACAGCTCCTTAGCAGCCGATGAGTAGTCCCCATTGAAGTACTTCCATGCGTAGATAGCAAACGGACTAAGCGGAGTCTCATGAGGGTATATAGTCGCAGTAGTAAACAGGTAGCACAGACCTGTGTCCTTGTAGATAAATCCGTGCAGTGCATCCTTGCTTTCTGACTTGCGTAGAACTATGCGGTCAGACAGGTGCTTAATGGCACTAAATTCGCCTTGTAAGAGGTCCAATGCCTTGTTCCTATGGTTATAGTCATCCCAAGGTGTTAGACCGCTGTAATCGGCCTCTTTTGGCTTAGTTTCCTCTAGCTTCTCTTCGTAGTGAAAATACTTGCATAGATTCATCAGTAGATCACGCTCCTCAGGGGTAATCTCCTGAATCTGCTCATAAGACAATTCGCTGACCTGATTGTCGTAGATGTAGATGTATCCACCTGTACCTCTAGTTTCAATCAGGGCCTGAGAATGTCCCTTGAGTGTAGCTAGTTTTCTATTACCCTCTACCTTAGAACATCTGTATATGATGTGATAGCCTGAGTTGATAGTCTTGTAGATTACAAACTTTCTAGCAAAGTCATCGATGTAATCTGAAACGAATGCAATAAACTCATTCCAAAATTTCTTACCCTCTTGTACACTAGGGAATACTTTTAAGTCGATGTCTATACATTCAGTACCATAAAATCCTGTAATAATACCATAACCTTTGGTTTTAGACTCTAGCCTTTCTAGTTCGGCTTTTTCTATCTTTTTGGTCTGGTATTCCTTCCATAAAATCAGTGGTTTTTTGCCTTCTGATATGGGCATGACGCTGAAGCCAGCGTTCAATAAGTTGATTGCTCTTCCTAAAGTGACATTCATGTGATTTTACAAGTGTTTGTAGAAAATGGGCTATTTTTGGCAAAAAGTGTACACTAAGTTTACACTAAGTTTACACTAGAGTGTAAACCCCTAAAACCGCTTATACGCTTTAATTTGACCGATTTTTGGCACTTTTTTGGCTTAGGTTTACAAGTTTACACTTTTTTTCGTAAAGTGTTTTTTTTTGACCAGTGAAAATTTATTTTTTTTCATTTTTGTCAAAAAGTGTTCAAAGTGTTCACTTATTGCGATTGGAGCCAATGGAGGCCGATTTTAGTTTACACTTAGTGTACACTTAGTGTACACTTGTGTACACCCCTGTTCTGATCTTACGAACCCAGTACTGAACCTGTCCATAAGGTATGTCTAGCTTGTAAGAAATGTTAGCTATTTTATACCCTTCTTCCCATAATCGTTGCACTTCTCTAAGATTTTTTATGGTTATTCCTTGTCTTCTGCGGAAGGTAGTCAGCTTAATGATCTCACAGATATGGTGGTGTGCTAGTCCAGTACGCTCAGAAATTTGCTTGTAGGGGTAATCGTTCTTGTACATTTCAATTACCTGCTCTGCTTGTTTAAAGTGCGCTCCGTTATTCTTAGCACGCTCATTGGTCTTTAGATATTCCTTGTAGAGAAAGTTATTTACCACATTAAATGATATTCCTAGAATAGTTGCAATGTTCTTATTTTTAATCTTCAGCTTGTAAAGTCTGATGACTTCGTCTTTTTGTTCCTGTGTTAGTGATGTCATGTTAGTAGTTAAAGTTGCAGTAGTCAAGGATATTTGTTAAAATGCGTTCTAATTCATTACCATTAATAGGTACTGAGTCATATTCTACCTTATAGCTTACTATTTGGTCGAATCTCCTATTGTTTTTTACTACCACGGCCTCGATGTACCAGTAGCTGTCGTAGAATCCAAACATATAGCTGTCGTCTTTGATATGGGTTACTGAAAGGTCTAGGTTGCCTAGATGCTCTTCCTCTAATTCAATAAAGTTCATAGTTCTTGTTCTCTAGTGTTTACAAATTTCATTTTATCTATATCTATTTCATCCTTATAGGATATGAACTTATCACAGTAGTCATATTCGTATGGTGTCTCAATAAAGTAATGCTGATAATCTTCAGGTATAGCCTTAAATCTATAGCATTGGCTCCTGATCGGGCAATCTATGCCCTCGCACATAGTTATATCGCTCATGCTAGTAGTTCTTTAACATAGTCCCTGCACTCTTCAATCCTAGCCTTAGCTGTCTCAATTACCATAGGGTCATACTCGATGTGAAATTCTTTTACTCTATACTTATCCTCCACATGAGCGTAGCTTACAGGCTCTTCATAAGTCAAGAAGTCAGGAGTATCCTGAAGCGTATACACTAGCTTAGCCTTTCTAAGACCTGTCAGGTGCATATAGACCTGGAGCTGATAGTAGTATCCCATGTCAGGCTCTTGGTCGAACAGAGGGAATGTAAAGCAGTCCCATGAGGTTTTGAAGTCATAGACTATGCCCTCGTGCATACAGTCAGGAGTTCCTGTGAAGAAATCAGCTTCAAACTTATATAGATTCTTAATCATGAAGTCCTTTTCCTTTACCACTGAATAGAACTCTATAGCCTGATCCTCTAGGGCTAAACCCTTCTGTAGGTACTTAGAATTAATCTGCTTCTTAACTCCGTAAATCTGCTCTTTTACCCATTCCTCTAGGTAGCTTTTCGTAGTCTGAGAAAGAGTTTCAGACTTAGACCTTGGGTTAGTCATTAACTTACCCAAGGCACTTGCTCTGCATTTAAAATTCATCCTAGTAAAAGTTTTTCGTTCTCAGCAGTCAAGATGTACACAGCCTTAATCTGCTCTATAGTTACTTTTCCACTAGCTAGGGAATCTTTGGCTCCTTGCCACTTAGGATGCTTTGGACTAAGCTCCTCCTTTTTTGCACCATGGTCATTCGTAGTATCGGGGTCTTTGGTATCATCTATGAGAAATAAACCATTGAGCGCGTACTTTCGAGAGTAACTGCTTGAGCTTCCGAAGGACTGGGCTATGTCCATGCCCTTGCGGGTGATATCTATACCTGCCTGAGCTGTAACCGCTCTGCCTTCTGTTCGGCCTTCTTTATCTACCTGAATAGCAGCAGTAGATTCAATAAATACAATACCACCAACTTCTTTAACCTCATCCTCTATAGTCAAGGTACATTCGTACTTTAACAGAAGTGGCTTGAGAGCCTCTAGGATGTCCTCGCAGGATCGGTACTTATACTTCCCGAATGCGTTATACTGATTTTTTGGAGCCTTTAGCTCCGCCTGGATTGCAATTAGTTCTTTCATGTGTTTGTGTGTTTGTTTTAATTAAGTAAAGTTCTCCAATTAATTGATCTAATTTTTTTACTAGGTCGTCCATGTGATTATAAAGATTAAGTTAATAATGATTAGGATTGAGCATCCAATGAGAAAGTCAATGACAAAGTATTTTTCACTATGCTTTTTCACTATACCTATGCCTAGAGCTATCATAGTTGACAGCGTCATGAAGCAGGCAACATATACCCAGGTCATGGCTTGTGATGTCTTAGAATTGCTGACTTAGCGTAGCTTAGTCCGTACTTATCCCATAGAAGCTCGAAGGTAGTAGCTATGGCAATACGCTTCTCTTGAGGTATTTCCCCGTAGTGCTTGCTGATAAAATTATCTACTGACATTTTTTACCCAATTAGCGTCTACGAATACTATCCATTGGTTCCCTATCTTTCTAGGTGCTTGTACCCATTCTTCAGGGAATTTACCAGACCTGATGATCTGATGCACTCGAGTTGATTTTTCACTATAGCCCTTGAGTACACCGTACTCTTGGGCTGACATCATTTCGCAAAACATTTCTTTACCTCCTGTTCTAACTGTTCAATAATAAATGGATCAAGCACCGAGCAGATAGTACGGTAATGCTCTGAGAATTTCTCCGTCAGGTCATCGTAGATGTCCAAGGTAAGGGATTTACCTCCTCCGAAATAGAGTTCCAAGGCTATGCCCTGGTTCTCAAAAGACTCCAGCTCGAGGGTCAACCCTGACTGGTCTAAGCAGTAATAATGGTCTTTTAACATGTTGTTTGTGTTTAGTGATAAGCGAAATTACAAAAGTCTATATTCAATGCAAATAAATAATTAGTTTTTTTTCCACTAAGGCCTTATTTAGAATCATTCTGTTTTACACTATGGGTTTTGTTTTACACTAGGGTACCTAGGGACTGGGTTTTGTTTTACACTATGGGTTTTGGAACTGGTTCTAGAACTGGTTCTGTTTTCCACTACCGCCCCTGGGAATAGCCATGTTTTCCACTAGGCTATGTTTTCCATTAGGCCATGTTTTCCACTATGGGGTCAACCGCCATGTTTTACACTATGGGGTACGGGCGCGCGGTCGCGGTCGGTCGCGGGTTGACGCGTCACGGCACGGCATGGCATGGCATGGCATGGCCTAGCAAGTCCAACGGGGCTATTTTTAAGCCCTTAGCGGGGCGATATTTTTATTTTGGTAT